GTTAAGCAGTATATCAGCGATGCCATCAGCCGTCTGTTTGGTCAATTCATTTTTTACATCGATCTCCCATACCCTACCGTCGTTAAAGTCTAGTCTTATTAGATCTAGATAGGCTACAGGCATGGTATTCATGTATAGATCTTCAAAAACTTCCGGCCACTCTTTGACAAGATGTCTAGGTGGCCTAAACAAAGGATTAGGCATCTACTGTATCTTTTGCCTTTGCTGTTTTCTTCACGGTAGGATCGAGGTCTTCGGCTTCTTTGCGCAATCTTGCAGCTTCTTTGTACATGGCATCTGCTTGACTACGATAGCTCTTAGCGATATCTTTGTCTGTGAGCACAGCATCAGCAGCAGCCTGAGCTCTTACTGGTGCAGGTATATCCGTGTCCACAGCGGGCGCTAGATCTTTAACTTCCGCTACCTGTGTGACTTCTACCTTGACTTTAGGAGCACCTTTGACAAATGTGTAAAGATCGTCCACCGCACAGTTTTTCTGTTCTGCAATCAGTGTGTTTAGACTGCTTAACAGCACAGTATCATTGGTAGTAGGAGTCATAGTCACAGAATCTGTGGCTACTTTCTGTAATCTTCCATCTACCTGCATGGCCTGCAACATGGGTCTACCATCGGTAAATGTACGTATAAACATCATTTCGCCTAGTTCATAGGCCTCCTGACATTGATCTGTTTCTACCATGGTCATGATTGAATCGTGATATGCATCACTAAGCTGTGTTACTGGTAATACCAATGCCATATTTGATTCGCCTGGCAATGTTCTAAACACCACAAGTACTTTCACGCCTGTGTTGTTGATTCTACCGATATGTTTTAGTGGTCGTGCCATTTTAGGCCTCCTTTTTAGCTACAGCTTCTAAGAAGGTGTTTAGCTTGTTGAAAGCTTTACCCACGGCTTCTAGTTCTGCTGCTTTGAACGCTCCTCGTTGTGTAGCAACTTCGATGATACTTCTCAGCGCAGCAAGGTCGCTGACATTAAGATCTGGTCCCTGTGCAGGGTCTTGTGCCGGCGGCTGAGTTACAACTTCAGCTTCTTGATTTTTAATTTCTTCTGACATTAGGTTCTCCTTAAATGGTTACATGCAAGCATGAAATACGTTAATTCTTTTTGATCTTCAAATCCTAGATAATGAGTAGAACGTAAATTTCCAGATTTATCAATACCCGGCTGTTTGGCCAAGCAGTAGCGACCTTTCAATTTGGTCTTGACCCATTCTTCTACACCTTCAAAAATTTCGTTATCTGAAATAGCGATTTTGCTGAAGTGGGGAGGAATGGTCTTGAGCCTTCGCTGTTTTAGTACATCAATAGGATTTAGATCAAACATCGTGAAAATATTTATAGATCAATTAGATTCGAGGGTGGATTCTTGGCTAAGTCTTTTGGACATGGCCTTAGTGTGACCCAGTTTGGCGACATCACCTGAAAACAGATATAGTTCAAATGCAGATTTTTCTTTCATAACTATGATATGTTTTTTATTGATAAAAAAAGGAGAATCGATAAAATGATCTAACCAAACCAGCACCTGCGGTGTAAATGCAAATTCTTTTGGAAAGTCTATTTTATAAGTTTTAATTTTAGCATATTCTTCGATAAACTGCAAGGCCTGTTCTGTCAATCTAAGACCACCTTGAGCTTTTTCTCTAAAACTCCACCACCATACAGATCTATATTGTTTTACTGTGTCAGCATCGATGGGTAATTCTGCCGCCTGTAAGAACACCTTGGTATAGGCATCCTTGGAGTCCACGTTATGCAACCTCTTCGCCGGCAGTGAGTTTGACCACAGCAAAGTCTTTGGTCTTAAACAGTCGATTTAATTTTTTAGCCAGATTGTGTGCATGGCCAGGATTTGAGAATGATACTTTCTTATATTTAGGACCAGGATAGCTGGCCACCAAACTACCGCTCTTTAGATTAAACGGCTGACGTTGATAGAAAACAGCCCAAATGGCCTCCGAGTCCAGTATCTGCTCGACTTTGAAAGTTTCTTTGTTGGCATATTCTAAAAGTATCTTTGGTTTTGGTCTCGACATTTTATACGTGTTCCTAATTAACCACGTATATATTTATCTTTTTTAGAACGCTCCGCCGTCGAACTTAACATCTATGCTTTGACTGGATTCTTTGATCTGTGCCAGCATACCGTGTATTTCCTGTACTGTACGACCAAGTTTTGTAGAAAAAATAGCTAACTCAGCGGTAAGATCTCTAGCTTCCTGTATAGTAATACGTATTTCTTTTTGTTGGCTTTTTTCTGCTACAGTGATTCTTTGTAGTAGTTTTTCAACGGTGGGTAGCACAGCAGGCACGTTATTTTGAGACATTGGCCATTACCTGTTTCATTTCGAGTTCTGTTTTAAAAGGACCTTTGTGGGGATATCTTTCTAAGGTGATCTTTTTAGGGCAAAAACTTTTTACCCAACCTTTTTCAAATTTGATGGTGTAATAGCCTGCGCAATACAGACTTTTAGAATCTAGACTTTTGGTAAACAAAGGCAGTTTTTTGCGGATGTCGAACATGGCATTATGCGGTGCTGTGCTAGTTGCATAACCATGAACTTCATTAGGTAGTGCATGTTCGCTTTCTTTTACGATCTTAACAGTAAAGAATTTTTTACCGAATGTTCTGGTAACGTGTTCTTTGGTTTCATAGATTTTAATTCCGTCTTGATTGCTCATCACAAATCGATTGTCTTCATTTTTTCTCAGAGTAGCAATCTTCTCACCATTCTCTTCGACGATCCAGAACTTGTTGTCTATGATAGTTTTTGCATGTAATTCAGTCATGATGTTCTCCAATTAGATACCTCGCATTTAATGGCTCCGAATAACTTGCAGCCTGATCAGATATTTTCTTGAGATCATACAGTCCACAAAACTTCATTAGTCTAAGACCAACCTGGCTGACATTTTTATCTGCACTTGTGGCCTTAGTAATAGTTTCTATAATGATAGACTTGATGTTATCGGGTTGATGACTAAGATCAATTAGTCTACGATTGCGTTCATAATCTTCTAAGACTCTGTGTTCGTTACCTTCGTGATCAGTCCATCTCTGTAGCATGAGATTGTTCCACGCATATCCTTTGCTGCTACGATCTTCGAACGCTTCACTAAGACCCACTTTTTTGCTTGTGCCTTTAGTACGCACACCTGGATACGCCGAGAAGACATTATCACTGGTATCACCACGCATGCATTTTTCAAAAAGGAGCCATTCTGGATCTGGGATTGCTTTGGGTTCTTGAGTTTTTTTGTCAATGATTCTTTTGCCTTTGTCATCGAAGATACCTTCATGTGTGATCACATGTTCCATAACACCGTTGTACTGTGTGACATTAGGTGCGATCAATTGTACAAAATCTGTGTCAGTACTGATAATTACATGTTTATCATTTGGATGACTCTGTATCCAGCCTGCGATCAAATCATCTGCTTCTAGCTGTGGATTCTGCATGACTGTGCAGTTAGTTTTATCTGTGATAAACTCTTTGAATGTATCAAAGGCTTCCCAAAACACACGATCTTCTTCTGCTTCTTTTTCTGTGTGAGCTGCACGAGCATCTGAACGATTACGCTTGTAGGGTGCATAATAATCTTTGCGCCAAGATCTACCTTCTAAACAGAATATAACATGACTGCCGTTAAACTGCTGCCATGCTTTGCGGATTGAATTAAGGGTGATATGAAATGCCATGCCTAGTTTGATATCAGCATCACCGTTGATCACGTGACGAGCACGAAAGAATGTATTTGCTGTATCAACTAAAATATAGGTCATTGATTTGTCTTCTTTACTGTTTTAATGTCTATAACACCTGTGTTCACAGGGCCGCCAAAATCACCATCTACCACAACATTTGCACAGAGTTCACGGAACCAACGATCTACGATTTCTTCTTCTTTGTCACCATCTTCACCGTATCCCTCTTGCTTTAATTGTAGCACAAATTGGTCGTTCCAGTCAAGCTCAAAAAAGCCATTACGTATGTTATCTTTGTTGACATGAGTGTTTATCACTCCAACCCATGCTTCTTTGCGTCTAGTAGCACGTTCTTTTGGTGAGAGTTTGGCAGTTTCTTCTGCTTGTTCAGCAGTTTTAGATGCAGCTTCAGCCGCAGCCAGCCTGTTGTTGGCTTCTGCCAAATCCAGTTCAGCTTTTTGGATAGAAGCTTCTAGCTTATCTAGACCAAATAGTTTTTTAATTATTTTCATTATGTACCCCATTCATTCTTAAACAGTGGCACCTGCAATCGGTCTGAATATCTCAGTCCATGTTTCATTGCCAGTTCCGCTACTCTGCGGTTATTTAGTGCGTAGACAGTTTCAACTCCGCCCACAGGCATGAGATAAACATTACCGGTGAAACCTTCTGCACGATAGATATCCACAGCTTCTAGAGCTTCCTCTGCATCATCCTCAGTAGCCACTACAAGTTTGAGATATACATGACCAGCTTCTTGATATTCACAGACTATATCTGGACGTATGGCTTCACTAGGCTGTTCTCCTGAACAACTGAGTTTAGCACTGACTGAGAATGTAACTTCTCTACTGGCAAAAGGAGGGTTCTGTGACCATTCTTGCAGATATTTTTTAAACTCCGGAGTCAGCTTTTGAGTACCGTTAGTTTCAAAAGTAATTTCTTTAAGACCTGCCATACTGAGATGATTCAACAGATCCGGATAAGCACGTTGCCAACCTAACAACGGTTCGCCACCAGTAATTACAAGATGTTCATCTTCCCATTTATTATATGGCAAGATCTCACATATTCTTTCTGCTATTGCATCTGTAGTAAGCATTGGACTAAGTTCTTTAAACTCAGGCATCCAGCTAGCATAACTGTCACAGCCTGTACTAACTAAGGGTAAGTCTTCATACTTTTGAAAAGGTGTAATCAATGAATGGGTAGCGGCAATACCGGCAGCTTCCATGCTCAATTCACCTCGAGACATACCAAAGCCAGCACATTTAAAGTTACAACCAAATGTACGCAAGAAAACAGAAGGAACACCCATATATCTGCCTTCGCCTTGTATGCTATAAAACAGTTCTGCTATTTTAATTTTATTCATTGTTTATTATACCACTTTTTATAAATGTTGTCAACTCTTCCTTGACCAATTGCCAAGATCCATCTTGTTGATCAATCCAATGTAGGCAATCGCCTTCTCGCCATCCCGCAGCATCTAAAAGATCCTGTGGCAGCGATATGATGCCGCCTTCTTCCACTGTCAGTGTCCATGTCTGCATTATATATATCTGTCCTTGGATTCTGTTTCTTGATTCAATCTACGCCATTCTTCTATCCGCAGTCTAGCACATTCTTGTTTAACTTCTACAGGATAGTCTGGATGCCAATGTGCATCTCTGCAGTCATAGTATCTGCCTTGAGGACTGCACTGTGTTAGCATTACGATCAACACAATCATGATACAGATATAGACAAAATGTTTCATATTTTATCGCTGATCAGTATTCTACACATTAATGCATCTTTATCGTTGTTAAAATCAAAGTGCATGTGGTCCGCAGTGATCTCTGTGACATACCTATCACCGGGTAATCCAAAATGCTCTAATATATTGGCGCAGGTTTCACTCCACCATGTGTTAGTCTGATTCTTCCACGGCACAGTGATTCTCGTCATTTACGATAATTGCCCTTTTCTGGTATCACATGTCGGACACCTCCGGTGGGATCCGGCATGTCACCATTACGTCTCGGGATCAAATGTACATGTGGCCAAGTGCAGGTCTGTCCAGCAGCTTCACCTACATTCATTCCAAGATTAAACCCATCCCATTCGTGATCGAGTAGTTTTTTTTCACCGTGTCTAATGGCACTGGCCACAGCGTCATTCATCACAGCAATGGTGTTATATTTAGGTACGAATAACAAATGCCCTTCAGTCACAGGATACATATCACGAAACACTTTAATATGATAATCTTCGTCGACAAGTTCAGTCCAAGGAGCACCCGTTGAGTCTTCGATGCAGTCAGTTTCCCAAGGTATCATTTTTGCTAGGTCGTTCATCTTTTAAACTCCTTGCGTTCTTGAGGTAAATCATCTTCTTTGATAACAAATTCTCTACCGCCTATACTACCAGCAAATGCTCGTGTTCGTTCTAGGTACGACAATCTAATTTTCACTGTTTGAAAAGCCACTTCTAAAAACGCCTTGGGTTTATACCCTATTACATGCATGTCGAAACTCTTACCTGCGTCTGTGCAGTGTACTTTGATTTTCGAATCAATCATTTGGTCCACCAATCTTCCCAAGGAAAGTCTACCCAAACAGGATCTTCCGCCTTGTTTATCTCTTTGCCTGCATAATCCATCTTGACATAACAGGCACTGGCTAGATTATCTACCAAAACTGCAAATCTAACATTTTGATTCCATACTTCATCCCAACTAGGGTCATCTGGAAAACAACTACTCTTCCAATCATCCATGATCCAGTTCAGTGTTGTACCTTGATCATTAATGTCGTCGACTATGAGAATATTTTTATGAGACCAAATCTTTCCGTCTTCAACTCTAGCTCTGGTGTTAGGGCCAAGAGCATCCTCAGCCATCCAAAGATTACTTTCTCCACTTTCACCATCACGTAGGCTTACGTTAAGAGTATGCATGGGAACATTGAGATAATGGCTGAGATATAGTGCTGGCACCAATCCGCCTCTCACTATGCCCACTATATAGTCGGGTTTCCAATCGCTGACAAAGATAGTTCTGCCAATATTTGCTATCAGTGACTGGGTGTCATGCTGACTGATTTTGAGTTTTTTCATATCTCTCCTTGAGGTACTGCTCATGTTGTATCCATTGATCGTTGACTAGAAATCCCCATTCACGACGATGGGGTCCAGGCATAAACAGAGTCCAGGCTGTGACACCTGGTTTTAATTCAATCCGGTGATAACTATTAGAACTACAAATACGAAAATGACCTGGACCTCTCCACTTTTGTATCTCGCAAGATATTTTACCTTCTGCATCAAACTGTGGAACCCATTCATAATATCCGCCCTTCAAAATTAGTGTAGCATAGGGCCAGGGATGATCATGCACATCATCTGGATCGCCTTTGAGAAACTTATGTAGAAATATGTTGAAAGGAAAACGCTCACGTTCTTTCAAAAAGAGATAATACCTTACAAGGTAAGGTTCGTTGTTAACACGATCATAAATGATGCGTTTACGACCTAATCTTTCAAGCAGTTTCAACAACATCTCTTTCCTCTTCGTCTAAATAACGGATTAATTCTTTATCAGTGGGTTCTACTGTGTAATTATGTTTGAAAAAGATTTCATAACTATCCGAACCATACTTACCAATGCCATATAACATTGTAGCATCATTTCCGTTCCAAGTCAAATAGTCTTGACTCATTCTAATCAGACGATTATAACGAACATTCACCATTCCTAAGGGCTGGATTATGCTTTTGACAAACTCTTCTTCTGCGTGTAACAGTGATAATGCTGTAGGAAACCAATATAGGAATTCTGGTAGTGTGGTCTTTACTGCTTTTCGACCAGTCTGATTAAGCATAATCACACCAACAAAATGTTGCCAAGCATCATCTACCTGCTGTTGCACCATTAGATCGTCACGCAATGGTTTAATCATTCTACACCTTCGCCAAACCAATCGTCTACTTGACGTTCTGCTTCATCTTGTGTCATTGCATGTACAAAGATACGAGCAGGCTCTCCCACAGTGTGCTGAATGTTAAATTTTATCACACCAGCGGGGATGAGATTCCAATCTCGTTCTACCACAAACTCCTGCATGTTTTTCATGCGAAATATTAAATTATCTGTAAGATCTTTGGCAGTATTCATTCTTGTCCTCGAATTATATTCTTGTTCATAGCCTCATCATCACTGCGCATTTGCTCTTCTAGCCATAACATCTTTTGATGTGCATACATTTCTTCTGAAAGTCCATGCCATCCACAACATTTTCCAGTTGGACTACGGCCGCAGCCGCACTTGCCAAATTCTTCTGCATTTTCTTTAACTCGTATTTGCATAATCTATTTCCTTATCGTGGTGAAAATTCTTGTTGCATTTTAATATTGTCAAAGAATTCTTTCTTTGTACCTGGGTCATCTTTGAATGCACCTTTGAGCACTGTGGTCTGTGTTAAACTACTGTGTGCCATAATACCACGATTCTCACAGCAACCGTGCGTGGCCTGTATGTATACCCCAATGTTTTCACTGCCTGTGGACTTCATTATTTCTCTTGCGATGTCGTTACAGAGTTCTTCCTGTAGTGTGCCACGGCGAGCACACCACTGAGCAATACGAGTGTACTTACTAAGACCAATAAGCTTCTGAGCGGCAATGATCCCGATATAAGCAACTCCGCTAACAGGTTGATGATGATGACTGCACATACTCCGAAGCTCACTCCGCACCACGAGCATGCCCTCATATCTGTCTTCACTATCATTTGGAAAAGCTGTTGCATCTGGCGCTGGATCATATCGACCTCCCATAATTTCGTTAAAATACATTTTGGCCAGTCGACGAGCCGTGCCTTTTGAGTTAGGATCGTTTTCACGATCAATTAACAATCGATCTAGCACACCTTCAAATGCCGGCGTTGCTTCATCAATTAGTTTTTCTATATCACCTTCGTGTAGGTAATCACTAATGTTGTCGCCTGCCCAGAAACGTTTGCCTTCACGTTTCATCTTGAAGCGAAGGTGATCTCCTAAGTATGCTTCTTCATAGTTCTTGTTGTCGTCGCCTTGCTGTTCTGCGCCAGCAAGAGCATTTCTTACTTCTTGATCTCTTTTTAAGAGTTCAGGTGGTGTTGGATTGCCCATGTATTACTCCGAGTTAATGTCGTGGATGACATATATTATATTATTTTAACATCTCTAGCAGTTTATTGCAACTAAAAAAGTTTTCTTTTAGTATATCTACCTGTTTATTTAGGCTAGGTATACGAGTTCTGTAATTTTCCATATGTTCTATAATTGTTTTACAGATGTCTGGGCGATACACAGTATAGGCCTCAAATGACTCAGTCCATATGCTGGGATATTTAAATGTGTCTAATGCCATTTCGCTGTAGCTTAGTCTATCAGGTACCATAGGAATAGCATCTACTAATGCACCTTCATACCAACTGATACCTAATGTTTCTTGTAAGTTTGCGCTGAACACTAGTTTAGCTTCGCCTAGTAAATTATGATATTCATTCTTTGTCAGTTGTTGATCTTGACATACAACAAACTCATATTGTGGCAGATGTTCTTTTAGATCTCTAAAGATCTCAACCTGCTTTTCTGGAGCAATACGATGCGGAAACAATATGAGATCACGCTTGGGCATGTTCTTGTACATCATCAGAGTGTCTGGCATATATTCCATAGGCCAACCTGTGCGAACAACTTTGTTGTTGAATACAGTATCTTCTAACACAGTCTTGAACATTGTCTGTGTACGATCCGGATCAGCTTGGATCAAGTTTTCGTAAAACATATGAATGTGAAAGTCTGTGGCAAAGTAGTTATGATCAAAAGCATGGTAGAAACTTTTCTCAGAATTTCTAACCCACGGCTTATCTCCTACAAGACGTCCTAGGAAGTCTTGCGGATCATATGAACCAGCATGCCACAAGCCGTGTGTGACTACTGGAATGCCCAGCAACTCACTCATATACTTTAAGTTTATGATGCCCGGATGCCAAGCATCAGTAAAAATAAAATGATCTCCGGCCTTGACGGATCCGCTGCAAAACAGCCTGCCCATCTGCTCAACTTGGTTTGCCTTATATATATTAGTGCCACCAAAATTAAGAAAAGCACCAGGAGTGGTAGCACTAGGAATGTCTGTGGGACCTGATATCACATGGACGTCATGCCCTGCCTTTCGTAAGAGACCGGGTACATGAGTCTTCCACTGACCCGTGTACCTTGTTTCTACTGCTTCTAGATCAACGAGAAAAACGCGGCTCATTGTTGTGTCTAGGCCTGTTGTTATCCCATCTAGGTTTATTGCCTTGATATGGTTTTCTAGGACGCTTGCTGGCTAAGAAAGCACCGTAGTTCACAGATTCTTTTCGATAAAGATCTGCAGGGTTGAAATCGCAGAGTTGAAATCTGCACCAATCGTGGTAGGCTTCGAGATCCTCCCACACTTTCACAACGTCAGGACGATTTTCAAAGTACCTGTAGTCCTTGTAGTTTTTCATCTGTATTCCTTTTAGTATTTGATGAATGAACCATTTGTGTTATAAGTATAACACTTTTTTTAAAATTGTCAAGCAACTTTGGTATTATGATATAAATAAAAGTGCCGATCGCGATACTGGTAATATCCATCGACTCTAACGATTTTTAAGGAATCATCAGCGTGAATATTTATAAGCATCTTCAAGGACTGAAAAACATTTCGGTTCCTAACAAATACACCAATTGCTATATTTCTCTTATCAAAAAAGCATCGAAGAGATCTGAAATAAATGATAGTGTTCAAATAATTCAAAATACTCGCCGTGCTCGAAAGCAACTTGGTTATGTAGAAGGACATCATATTGTTCCTCGATCTATTAGACCGGAATTTTCAAATAATCATTTTAACATAGTTTACTTAACAGCCAAAGAGCATTTTATTGCTCATTTGTTATTGACAAAAATGTTTTCGGGAAAAGAGCAAACAAAAATGATTTTTGCTTTTCGTAGAATACACTATGACAATAACGGAAAACGATATACAAGCAGATTGTTTAGTAATTTAAAATCACAGATGCCTCCTGCTAATTTGGGCAAGATACAGATTACGGACGGTGTTAATACTCGCCTTCATTTAAAATCTGATCCTATACCCAGGGGTTGGACAAAAGGTGCTGGTAGCAACTATAAAACCAGAAGAAAAATTATTAGTAAAGAAGTTCATAATAAAACATATAATGTTGAAAATATACTATCTGGAGAAGTATTTAAGATTGATAATTTGAAAGTTTGGGCTTTTAATAATAATGTTCCGTATCCAACTTTGATTAGTGCTGTAAGAAAGAATCATATTGTTAGGAAAAAGTTTAAGATTACAGTCTGTTAATAGATCTAAACGCATACGCTGTTCCATTACTTTGGAAGAACTTCTTCAACTTCAACAGGTCGAAAAACTGGTGTAGATTTTGACATTCTTACAAACTCTAAATTATTAATTGAGAGTGTGTCTAATGTGCCGCGATGCCGTTCAATGCTTACTTTGCCGTTATTTTCAATAACATAGAAAAACTGATCTGTAGCGCCGCCGTCTATTTGTTGTTTAAAATATTCGTTCATTCTTCAACTCCGAAATGTTTTTTACTCTTTTCAATCAATTTAGTAAAGTGTGTAATCTTGCCATCATGCCATCTAACATCAAAGTCATTATGAGCAGTAGATTTATATCCTTCGACTAACTCGATCTCTGTTTCTAAAATGCCGATACATTCCTTGACAATCAACTCGGCGAACTTTTCTAGTCCATCAAGTGGTTCTATAACTGTACCTTCTTCGCTGACAGCAACCATAAATTTGGGCTCGTCGTGAAGTCTGCTGATGCCTGCTTCTAATCTCAGTTCGTTTATTCGTTTGTTCATCACCATCCTCCTTCTGCACTTCGCATTAGATATGCATACACAGCACTGGGTGCCACGCTATAAATCTGTTCTGGGGTATCGCCACCAAATGCCTTGTTAGCACCAGTCCACCATTTGTCAGCCAGTTCCTTGCCCACCATTGCCACAACCAAGGCTTCACATCTGGCTCTCATTCTTACAGGATCTGCGGCAATGCTTTCTATAGATAGACCTCTTCGAGCGTTCATTCTTCAACTCCGAAATGTTGTTTAATCTCCGCCATACATTGTGTGCCACCATTCAACCAAGTGTCTACACTTTCTGGAACAGGATCACTGATAACTTGTTCGCAACATCCTAAACATTCTTTCACAATCAACTCGGCGAATTTTTCCTTGCTGAAGACGAGTTCACCATCCGATTCCACAAGACTCTGTGCGGCAAACCGTTCTAACATTGGTATCTTTTTCATTCTTTGTAAACCTTTGTAGTTTTTTCAAATCCAATATAGGTTGTTTCAGTAATATCTTTACCGAGCAAGTTTTTGATTTTAGAATCATTCCAACTATCTTCGTCAACCATAATATTTTTAGTAAGACGCATTTTACTGAGTATGTAGATAACTTCTTCCAGTGTAGTCACTTGAGACCAGTCCAATGTCTTGTATCTGTCAGTTATTGGTTCTGGCTTTAGTCGCTTAAGCGGATTCCACATTACACATTCCCCAATCCTACTCTACTATAACCCAACTCGCTTTTAACTTCTCGCTCAATGTTTCGAGTCTTATGCCGCCAGTTGATACCCCAAGTGGTAATAAACTCAATGGCATCCGAGTCCAGATTACACTCAACATACCCCATATTGCCCCAGCGGCGTGTCTCTGGATCTGCCAAGCACCACGCTTCTAACTCTGCTCGTTGTTCGCCACCATAATGGCTCATCTCAAAACAATACTTAAACTTGTTTTTAGGATGCGGCGGAGGCATCTGTCGAATTGTAGTTTGGGGCAAATACTTAGACATATTAGAACTTAATTAGAGCACCGTTCTCATTATCCTCTGATACTTCGATCCAGACTTCTCGTCCTGGATGCTTTGCGGCAATCTG